TACATTTGCAGCAATAGTATCTGGTGCTTTAAATGACACATAGTTTGTACCATTGTCAGTATCTTCGTACAGCTTGATGTTAGAACCTGCTGTAGAAGTACCTGCAACATCCACAGAGCCTGTGAAAGTAGCACCACCAGTATCACTCAATGTTGCACCAGTAGAGTTCTGAAGCAACTTACCTGTAGTGCTATCAAAACGAGCAAAGGCATTATCTGTAGAAGACGCAGGGCCAACAACATCACCTGACCCACCACCACCACCAGATGCCGCAATAGTGATAGCACCCGCAGAATTGGTAATTGTGACGTTTGTTCCCGCAGTCAAAGTGGCTTTGGTTAATGTATTTCCAGTAGAGTTACCAATTAACAACTGACCATCTGTGTAAGAAGTCTGTCCTGTACCACCATTGGCAACAGGAAGTGTTCCTGTCACGCCAGTAGACAAAGGCAAACCAGTTAAGTTGGTAGCAGTTCCGCTTGATGGAGTACCAAGCACACCACCATTAACCAAAGGTGCGCCAGAAGAGCCTACATTGACCGCTAGAGCAGTTGCTACTCCTGTTCCTAGACCTGACACACCAGTAGCAATTGGAAGCCCTGTAGCGTTTGTTAAAGTGCCACTAGAAGGTGTACCAAGAGCAGGAGTAACAAGAGTAGGTGAGTTAGCAAAGACCAATGCACCGCTACCTGTTTCATCAGATACGGCAGTAGCCAAGTTTGCTGAACTAGGAGTAGCCAAGAAAGAAGCCACACCTGTACCCAAACCACTTACACCAGTACTGATTGGCAAACCAGTAGCATTGGTCAAAGTAGCAGAAGCTGGAGTACCCAAAGTAGGAGTAACCAATGTTGGACTATTGGCAAACACCAAAGCACCAGAACCAGTTTCATCTGTTACAGCAGATGCAAGGTTAGCACTTGAAGGCGTACCCAAGAATGTCGCTACACCAGTGCCAAGACCTGAAACACCTGTTGAGATCGGCAGACCTGTGAGGTTAGTAGCCGTACCAGAAGCAGGAGTTCCCAAGGCGGGAGTAACCAAAGTAGGACTGTTTGACAGAACAACTGCGCCTGTACCAGTAGAGGTAGTTACACCAGTACCACCATTAGCGACAGGCAAAGTGCCAGTAATATCAGAAGTAGAAAGGCTTACTGCATCCCATGTGGCATTAGTTCCATCAGTTTGTAGATACTTGTTTGCGTTACCTGTTTGGGTAGGCAAGAGGTTATTCAGAGCAGCAGTAGCCGTAGAAGCACCAGTACCGCCATCAGCAACCGCTAAGTCTGTGATACCAGTAATCGAACCACCAGTAATATTGGCAGAAGCATTGTCTGTTTTAGTGCCAACAGCAGTTTGAATGTTGTTGAACTCTGTATCAATCTCAGTACCCTTGACAATCTTTAGAGGATTGCCAGGCGACAGGTTGTCTTTTGATGCAAAGTTAGTGGTTTTGGTGTAATTTGACATAGTTTACCTCTTAGCCCATTTTGCCATCTTTGGCTTGAATTTCAATCTTTTGCAATGAAAATGAGACACCTTTAATGGTTGTTTCATACCCTGTTTGGACAATCTTCCCTGCACCTGAAGCATTAGCCGTTAGTGTCTTAATTGGCACACCACTTGTGTATTCAGCAATGTTGTATTCAGCAGTTCCATACTCATAACTTGTCTGTGAAGGAATGTAAATGTTCTCTGCACGATAAGCACCAGAATAATCAAATCCCCAATTGATTGTTAAATACTGGTCAGAGCCACCAATCACAATTGCAGTCACGTTCTTCAGAATAGAAATCTGATTAGGGTTTCCCAAGTCAGCATTGTTTGTGTAGTACGCAAATCGGTACGTTGTTGTGTCATCAAGATAAGTTCCATACTTACCGATATACCCATTTTTACCAATGTACAAGTCGCCATTACGCAAAGAACGCAAAGCAGTAGGAGCAATTGAGTCCCATTTGGTTACACGGGAAGCACCATCTTGCAATGTTTGCTTGGTATCGAAGCAGTAAACTTGAAAAGATGCGGGTAAAACAAGTAGATAAAAGGCTTCTTTTTCTGAGTAAACAGACTTCAGATTGGCCAATGTTTCGCTTGCCAATGATGAAGCTAAGTCGAAACGAACATTCTTAGATAGGTCTCTCAGGGGTGCAGACTTCTCTTGAATAGTCCTCATTAGTGAACGAACACCTGAGTCTGACAAGAAAACTACATCAGTACCAATACTTTGTATGGTATCCCTTGCTATGCAACCAATAGAGCCTACTGTGTCGCTTAGAACAAGAGATGCGGGTGTAGAAGCACCAGAATAAACAAGAATCTGTCGTTTACCAAAGATAAACAAGAAATCATTATGCGCTGCCAAGCCCATCACTTCATCCGCACCATTAGGCCATACACGAGAAACATCCAATGAGCCTGAAGTACCACCCCCCCATACATGACCTGCAATCAGATCAGAGAAGGTAATGGTTGTTTTGTCAGAAGTAGTATTAGCAACCCAGAGACGACCAAAAGCAGAGATACAGATGTTGGCTTGTGGAACAGTTGCTACATAACCTGACTTCTCAGAGACTCGTCTAAATGTTGTTGTGCTAACAGCAGGGTCAAAAATTAGAGGATCGTGACCTGTTTGAAAGAAATAAGCAATCCCATTTAAGGAGGCAGTTTGCCAGTTAGATGCCGTGATAGTTGGAGCAGAACCGCCACCACCATAGGTTAACTCAGTTACCGCATTAGAAGTGCCAAGTTTGAATATCTTGTTGTTGCCAGCAAATAGAACTGTAAGAGTCCCGTCAGTCTGGACTAACTCATGGATTACACCAACATCATTAGCACCAAGGTTTCCAGAGGAAGAGTTAACCCTTGACCAACCTTTTCTAGCACCAATACGACCATACTGATCCAAGATGCAGTTGGTAGCAACCAAAGCAAATCCCGCCCCTAAATCAAGGGGAGAATCTTCAGTATTCAGTCCATAAAAGCCTGGTGCTGAAAGACTGTAACTTTGTAGTGGAGCTGCCATTAGACTGCCTCAAAATTGTCTTCAGGGTAACGAGTGCTTTCCATCGCAATAGCGTCAGAGAGCATTCCTTTAAACAAGGCATAAGCCTCAGTAGAGTTTGTTCCACCATCTTCACCACGCTCAATCAAGGCACGAGCATACGCACTCTGAGTCACTAAGTAATCAAGAACTTTTACAGATGTTGAATCGGAACTTAGATTTGCTTGTGGCACAGTTACATCGAACTTCAACGTATATACGCCATCAGGAACAGGGAATAAATCAACCTTTGTGTCGCCATTGCCATCTACACCACTAAAGCAAAACTCTGAAGGAATAGACTGTGAAGGCGTACCGAAGTTTAACTTTCGGTTCATATCCGAAACAGTAGTGTTATCTAAAGTAATAACACTTGTAGTATTGATAGCATCGTTAATACGAAACTTCTGACCAACACCTGTTAAAGCATAGGAACTTGTACCAGAAGCAGTCGTAACTGTGATTGTTTGAGCCAAGACGTTCCATGAATAAGAGTCTTCAATCTGTCTCTTAGCATCATTGACAAACTTGCCAATCAAAGAAGAATAGGTTGTTTCGCCAACAGTAGATACTGTGCTTTCACGCAAGCGAACTAGCACATCGTTAACAAGTTCTAAGTAGGTCATGTTCGTTGTGCTCCCTGAACCTCAAAGGTTGCAATAAAACTGAATGTACTACCCGCTTCAGTCGTAATTTGAATCTTATCGCCTTCTTCCAAAACGATGTAAGCATTGCCATCAAATTGAAGGTATTGCTTAGAAGTAAAGTTGTATTCAGTTAGGATGTCGTAGGAAGTAGCGGTACTTGCATCATTCCACACCACAGTAATGTGTTTTGTCGATCCACCAGTATTGTGGATATACATGACTGTGAATTTGGCGTAGTAACCCGTTGGTACTGTATAAACAGTAGTCAACGTAGCGGCTGCAGGTTCAACTCCAACGGATACAGGTCTCATTTATTCCTCTTAGAGATCGCTTTAGCCTTAGCTTTAGCGTCTTCCTTGGACGATGCACCCCAAGCTCTAAGAGATAATAGGAGTCGGGTAGGCTTCCCATCTTTCATCTCAGCGCCAGGCATATTGCCCATTCGTGCTAAAAAACTAGATCGTCGACCTGAATTACCCGTTTTTAAAGGCGCTTTTAAGTTCAGTCCCTCAGTCCTTTTGTAGAACTCTCGACCTTCCTCATTCAATCCGCCTTTTGGATTCTGGTATTTTTTTAAGACCATGATGATCTTCCTGTGAAGTGTACACCAGGCTGAGGTGGTAATGCAATAGCTAAATCAAAATCTAAGCCATTTCTTAATCTTTGCATAAGCGTTTCTGGCTTCATATTGACCATTTTAGCAATCTCAGTTGTTGAGCGTAATTCACCTTGATACATACGTTTGCCACGATCTGGATCAATTTTTGTGTGTTCTGATGGATCACCATAAATCTTTGTTGCTTTCCAGATTCTTTGGTATCCAATTCCTGTTTTTCTAGCAATCTCAGCCAACGTAAGATTCTCGCCTTCAAACAAGTATCGCTTGCTATTCCTTCGATTATTGGCTTGCTCAATGCTAGTTGACCATTTCACATTTTCTGGCGAATAACCTTTATTCACATCAATTCTATCAAGACTGTAATCTTTTGATGGTCTAAGTCCAACATCTTGGATAAATTGATAAAAGCCATCTTCTCCATGCCACGATAGATGCACATCAATTCCACGACCGCCATAGTTTTTGTAATCAGGGCTTACTTCTGAATAGCATCGGTAAAAAAGATGTTTCCATGTCCCATGAGACAGAAGTAACTGATTAACAGTTGTTTTGTCTAATGATTCAGGGATCATTTCTTCTTTGCGGTCTTAGCCGCAGCCTTAAATGCCGCCTCAGTAGGAGCGCCTTTAGAACCAACCTTACGCATCTTTTCCTTAGAACCAGCTTTGATGCGTTCTTGTTTGGCATTGATGTTAGCGTACAGACCTTGTTTCATTTCTTCTTCCTTTTAGATTCGGAAATAGCAATGGCAATGGCTTGTTTAGGATTCTTCACCACAGGGCCTTTTTTGCCAGAGTGGAGAGTTCCTTCCTTAAACTCACGCATTACTTTCCTAATCTTGGTGGCGGGTTTCATTTCCCACGACCTGCTTTTTTCATCATGTTGGTAGCGGTACGACCACCACGGGTAGGCATAGCTTTAGGCTTACCAATAGCAATCATTACAGTAACGGGCATAGATTTCTTCTTTCCATACTCTTTGGCTTCTTTCTCGCCTTTTTCTGTGTATGGGAATTTCTTGTTTCCAACTTGAGGCATATAAATCCTTATCGAACTAGCTTGGTTGCAATGAAAGAAATGATACCGCCTACTACAGAGGCAATAGCCATTCCAACGAAAAAGCCACCTTTAGACTTGTTTGCCATCTCTAAAAGTGTTTTAATATCTTGGCGAAGTGCATGGACTTCTGCCTGTAAAGCCTCAACTTGGGCTTCCAATTTACCAAATTCTCGTGGATCAATCTCAGACATTTGATTTCCTTGGTCGACCCATCTTCTTAACAGGTACTGGAGGTTGCAAGACTATTTGCTTCTCAGAAGGTTCTTCTTGAATTTCATCAATTCTTACATAACCTTGATGACCCTTCATCGAATCAATATCGTGCTGATAGGTAAAAGTGACTGTCTGTCCACTTGTTAAACATCTAAAGGTTGCCATAAGAACTCCATTAAAAAGGGGGTTATTAGCCCCCTTTTATTAGACCATGCGAACAATAACAATATTCATTGTTGCTGAAGCCAAGTCAACAGTTGAGCCAGACTCATTCTGAATGCGGAATTTGACTGTATTGGCGGCAGAAACATAACCTGTAACTGTCAAACCAACTAAGTCAACTGCCAAAGATGTGCCAATAACCATGTCGCCAAGGGCTACACCTGGTACTGTTACATCGTCTGTTTCGCCAGCACCATCAACCAATGAACCAGCGTTCAATGTGCAAACTACTGCCCATGTGTCGCTAAAAAGTCCACGGAATTGATCGTTGCCTCTGCGAGATACCACTGCGGATGCGGTTGCCATAATAAATCTCCTTGATGTAAAAAATCCCCCCACCAATTAAGGCGAGGGGAAAGGGCAACTATTAGGCTGGAACTGCTAACGCAAATGCGCTAGAAGACAAAGCTGCACCAGTTGTGGCGGCTGTACGCATGGCTTTCACACCATACAGAGTATCAGATGTAAACAGAGTAGCAAGGTACTCTTGTTTATACTGAGTCTGTGAACGAACACCAACTTGCTCAACCAGAACCATAGAATCCTTGTGACCCATCAAGCAGATACGATCTGTGGTGGAGTTGCCAGCACCAGTATCAGCATTGCTAGATGTAAACACAGGAATACCATACAGTTGACCGATTTCACCATTGCGGATTGCATCGCCATTACCCACAAAAGCCTGTTCTGTATAACGGGCAAGACCCATCAACGTATTACGGCTTGAAGGAGGAATGATGAAGAAACGACCATCCATAGGAGTGTCATTGTCGTCCAAACGCTGAATAGTTCTGCGGATAGCGGCATCAGTCAAAGCGGCTGCATTTGAAGATGTGCTGTTGTAAGCAGTAGTACCATCAGAGCCGATATAAGCCTTGGTGGATGTATTGCTTGTTGCGTAGTCGTTAGTACCGACAGTAGCACCATTGAATGCACGACCTAATTGGATCAAGTCAGTGTCCACTTGCTTGGCAAGCGCATAGCCCGCATCAGCAGTGTAGAACTGGCGCAAGCTGTTCAAGGCTTGTGCTTCAACGATGTCCTCAATGAAACGTGAATATTCATAGTGCTTGTTAATCAAGATTTGAACTTCTGTCTCAGTGTCGGCAATCAAAGTAACGGCAGTAGATGCCGCCTTTGCGGAAGCTGAACCACGGGTAGGAGCTGGAACGTGAACTGTGTCACCCTTCTTACCCTTGAAGTTCATCTTACGAACGATGTTAGCCAAAACAAGATTCTTCTTGTATGCGGCTACGATTTCATCAGACCAGATTTCTGGAATGAAAGTTGCTGCGGTTGTTACTGTTACCGCTGGTGTTGGATATGCCATGATTAAATCTCCTAAAACAAAAAATTAACGAACCCGTTTTTCTGCATACGCAAGCATAATTTCATCTGCAAGCATATTGTAGCGTTCAGGGTCTTTCAACTGAAGCTGAATAAGGTCAGCCCTTCGATATACTTTCTTTGATGATTCACCAGAACCACCTACATCAACACCTACTGCCTTTAAGTTCTGCTTGCGAGTAATCTCGCCATCATCACTCGTTTGCTTCTGTTTAACAGAACGTAACTGTTTATAGGTAGATAGCAATTCATTGGCTGAGTCAAAATCATATCCAGAATCGGCTTGCTCAAAAATCTTGATGCGAACAGGGCTAGACTTCACCCAATTTGCAAAATCCTGATCTCTGGCGATGTCTCCAAAGTCGGGATGTTCTTGCGCTAACCTTTGCTGAATCTGCGCCCTTCTCATCTCAAGTGTGGCTTGTCTAGCCGCTTGGACATCAGGGTGATTATCAACTGTCCTTTGAACTGCCTTCTGTGGATTCTCAAAGAAATCTACTTCAGGCTCTTCCTGTCTAGTCTGTTGTCGTGTACCAAGGTTCTGCTTGATGAGTTCATCGGCTAACTTACGGACTTCGCCTACTTCTTGTGCTTGCTTTCCAATGAGCTTTTCAGCCTCTTGGTGCATCCGCACAATCTCGTCTAAACTTTTATCCCTGTATTTCTCAGGAAGTTCAGGCTTTTGCTCGATCTTCTGTTCTTCGACTTCTAACTCGCCCAACTCTTCTTTGTCATCATCAATCAACATACTTATTTCCTTTTCCTGCCGTCAATCGGTTGTAGGAGATTCAACTCGGCATAATTGCTTATGAGTTGAGTTTGCGCTCAGATTTCAACTTGTCATTATGGCTTTTATCAAACTTGGCGTGAGCCGTTGGGAATGAACCAGACCATCCTTCAAGCCTAAAATAAGGCGCGGATAAAGTGCGATGAGATTCCTCACCACACTCACACATAAGACTCGTTGTCTCATAAACAACAAGTCTTGACGTTTTATGCCCGTTTATACAGGCAAATTCATACATTCTTCTCATTTAAGTCCTCAAATGCTCTTTCGCTGACTTGTTTCAAGTTCTTCAGCCAAATAAGGATTGATAACTCACCTTTTCTGAATTGTAGACTTTTTTCATCTGCAATCGTTGAAATATTATTCAAAGGTTCAATCATTTTGTCAATATCCTCCATCAAATCTAGCCACCCTTGAGTGGACATTGTGGAGAAACGATCTTCATAATAACGCTGTAGTTCCTGATTCATTGTCTAGTCATCTGTTTTTCAACAATCTTAGCCTTATTCTGAATATCTGCCTCTTTAAGCATCAATTCAGCAACTTTGACCCGTTTATCAAACTCTTTTGAAGCCAAAGCATCGTCAGTAGGGAGGTTCTTGGTGTTAGCCGCCATGCTCTTAGCTTGCAACTCAATAGGCATCAATTGCGCTTCAGTCAATAACTTCTGAGCCTCTGCCTTGTTCTGCTCTGCTTGAGTTGTTTGGACGGCAATCTGTGCTTGAGCCAGTTGCATAGCCAATTGTTGTTGCATCTGAGCCGCTTGTTGAGCCTGTGGATCAGCCTGAGACATCTTGTCTAGCATCTCAATCAACTCAAATCTGTTTGACAGAGAGGAATTAGCCATAATGCCTTTTAAAATGATAGGCAAAACAGGAGTATTAGGGCCAAGAGTCTGGAGGAGCGCAATGAACTGTTGTTGTTCATGCTCTCTAGCAATAATACCAAGTGCTGCCGTAGGAATGAACTTCATGTCCACAGTAGGATAACGCTCTGGATCGAACTGCATATAGCGATAGGCGGCTTTGGTTATGAAGGGGATCATAAAATCCTCTTGGAAGTTCACCAAGGTACGCTTGTATTTCTTAATAATCGAGGCAGTAGCCATCGAAATACCGCCCTGACCCGCATCTCTAGAGACAGCAGTAACCATTCCTTGTGAGTCAAGAGTGCCTGTTGCCATCAAAAGCATACGTTCAAACTCTTTAGCAGTCGTCAGGTTAGAGCCATCAGTATTGCCAAACTTGAATGGGAACAGAATCTCGTTAGGATTGCCGTTTGTCAGAATAGCTTTGCCTGGCTTTACCTCAAACTTAGCACCCCTTGGGAGACGAGTGGCATCCATAGCCATCATAGGAGAAGTTGTCAGGGCAAGAGAGTCTAAGTGGCTACGCACTTGGGCATCTATGGCTTTTTGTGAGTTGTAAGCCTTCTCTACAGTACCACGACCCAACAAGCGATTAGGAACTGTATCGTCCTGATAAGCAAGGATTGGGCGGTCTTTCATCATGTATGGGTTCTTTTCTGCCTTCAGAAGAACACCATCATTGGCAATCACTACGATAGCCTCAACCAGATCGGAATACTCATCCTGAATAGAGTCTTCAGGGAATAAATCCTCTATTTCACCATCTTCATTCTCTATTTGATCTAAATATTCACGAGGAACTAGACCATAGTAGGTCAATAACTTAACTTTGTCGTCTTCGTACTGAGTAATCTCTTGGGTAGGCTCTAAGTCCGTATCCATAGAGTCAGTACCAATCTCTACCTTGCGATAGATACCATCCTCTTGACCTTTAACGACCTTGTGGATAGAGACATACTTCTCAATAGCCACACCCATACAGTCATCAATAGATGTTCCATTGGGGTCAAACAAGAAGTTACGGGGGTTAACAGGAACAATCTTGACTGCAATGCGGTCTTGTTCTACCACTCCGATAGCGGCTTGACCGATTTGACCAGGAATAGGTTGAGTGCTTGGAACAAAGACTTTCTCTGTTTTAACAATAATCTCACCAATACCCGTACCATAGAGTTCAGCAAGTAGTTCAATTTGGTCAATAGACTTGCGAATCTTATCGACTTTGAAGTCTTCCATGAGTTGTGCTTTGATAGCAGCAACATCTAGGGGGCTACCATTGACATCACGAATATCGTCTTGGATGTCAAAGAACTCACCTTGACCGAAGATGGCTTCCATGATCTCAGCATGGCGTGTCTCTACGGCTTGTTGGGTAGCGGGAGTGACGATACGGCTACGCTCAGACTCACGGGTTTTGTCTTGGGCATCCCACTCACCATTGAAGATACGTTCGTACTCCAACCATTCAGTTAGGTAGTTTGTGTCTCGATAATCCCTCCAGCGATCACAATGGTTAACAACAAAGTCAACAAGTTCTTTGTCTGAGTCGCTTGGTTCTTGGAATTCCATAATATTACCTTGTCGTATCGCCAAAAGGGTCGCTATAAGCGGGGTTTACTGGTGCAGAGTTTACAACAGGAGCAAAAATCTTAGGGTCAAATCCTTCTGGAAGAGGATACCTTAACTCTGAAGGCATGGCAAACGGGCTTTTACCTTGTGCTATTCTGTCTAAAGCAAACTGCTGCGCTTTTTTTTCTATCTCAGGTGTAGCCTCACCTGTTGTACGCAATAAGTTTAATTCATCAGTAGTTAATGTTGGAACAATCAAAGGATAGGAAATTGTTTTATCGCCAATCTCAAAAGCTGATGAATACTCAGTCATCACACTACCATCCATTGTCGGGATTTCTCCAAAGTACCCTTTACCTTTGAATGTACTATCGGGTAATTTTTGACCTTCTTCTAGATATCTTCCACCAGAAAGCGCAGGTTTACGATTAGCACCTTGGTCAAATAATTTATAATTCCCAATTTTTTTACTAGCCATGTTAATTACTTTGTAGTATTTCCAAATGGGTCTTGGTATTGTAAGGATTGTGGTTGATTTATGGGAGTCTTGCCAAGGTTGATTCTTACATCTCTTCCAAAGCCAGTAGGTATTTTCTCTCCCGCATAGTTTCTCATCAAACCATACATCCCGCCAAGATTGCTTGGTTTATTAAAATCGTACTTGTCAACAACAATCAGATTTCCATCAGCATCTCTTGAGTATGTAAAACGACCCAATGTTGTTTGTAAATTGCCAATAGGGTCTGCCATTGAAAGTATCGAAGGCATTAAAGAAGCGGGAATTGTTCCCTTTTCTTTACGTTCTTTTGTCATCAAGTTATAGTAATCAGGATATTGAACATCCCCTCTTTCATTGGTAGATGCAATAAGTTTCTGCAAAGCCACCAATTCTTCAGGAGTAAAGTTCTTTTCAGTTATAGGGTCTTTATTGCCTTGAGCAGTTTCAATCAATGTTTTTGCAGATGTCGGAAACATATCTGCCCTTAACTTCTGCAATAGAAAATCAACCAATCTATTAGCACCCGTCAATGCGGGCTGATTTTTTTTGTCAGGCGATAACAAACCCTCTGCCATTCTTATACCCCACTAATAATATCTACAGGTTCCCACTCCTCGGAGTCATCTTCTTCCATGTAAGATGTAACAGCAAGTTGGTCAATGTAACTAAGGGAGTCAGGCAAGTCATCGTGGACTCCTTGAGCAGGGAACAGGATTAACTGGTCTACAAACTCATCCCAATCTTCCTCAGAATTTAACACAATTCTGCCATGCTCGAACCTACCTTGTAAAGCCCAGATGATTCTGTCTGCTTTTTTTCTATTTCCATGGGTCAAATCTATGATATGGGCATAGGTGTTGTTCTTTCGCATAAGGTCGCTCAGATAGGGCAAAACAGCGTTCTTTAGCGCCCCCCTCTCTATTCCCACACTAAGAGGTCGGTAGTCCCGAATGGCTATCAGAATCTTAGAAGCAGTCTCTCGGATGTCCCAGCGCCCGTGTTCAATCTTCTCAACAAACCACTTCCCATCCTCTGTGACCTTAACTATCGAGATAGCAGACTCGTCCAGACGCTTCTTGGAATTTGCGGCTTGTTTGGCAACTTCCTCGAATCCTGCAAGGTCAACAGCGATGTAATAGCTTCCATGTTCAGGCTTAACCCCGTACTTGATCCACTCCTCTTTAAAGATGTCAGAACCCGCATTGGTAAACGAAGCCATGTACTCTTGTTTAAAAGCAAAGGTACTCAGGGTCTTTTTAGCACTTTCTATCTCTTTTGCGTCGATTAAGGGGTTATCAGCAGTGGTGAAGTGCCATGCTTTCCAATCAGGATCATCCTCACTCTCACCTAGCTTGAAGGTATCGTAGAACCAATTTCTGCCCTTTGGAGTGCCGATGAAGAGTGCTCTCCCCCGTTTATCAGACAAACTGGCTCGAATGACCTGCTCCCATGCTTCAGGCTTGATGTCGGCTACCTCGTCTAGTACAGCATAGGTCAATGACACTCCACGAAGGGTATCAGGTCTATCCGCACCACGGACGTATATCCTAGCCCCGTTTATCAGGGTAATGTCTAGGTTGTTCACATGGGATGACTGAATAACCTCTCTGCCAAGGTCTAGCAGTAAGTCCCAGATAATCTGTCTTGACTGTCCCATAGTAGGACTAACATAAAGAACCGCAGAGCCTTGTGGACACTTGAGTCCTTCTATTAGTAGGGTAACTGCCGCCATCCGAGACTTACCACATCTACGCCCAGCAGCCACAACCTTGAACCTTGTTTTGTCAGCAAAAACTTGCTGTTGCCACGGCAGAAGGGAAAAATTAAGGTCAGCCATCAAAATACTCCATCTTGGTAGGCTTAATGGTTATGTAGTCCCCATCTGCCCAAACACCCTCATCTTCTAGGATTTTATTCACCAACTCTGTGATCTTGTCTTTTGGCACTAACAGCGCCTGTGTCTCTAAATACGATGGTCTGTTAATAGTAACAATCCAGTTAATCATATTTAGCCTCCACATCTTCTACAGGGTTCGTATCTATGACTGTTGGCTCACCAAGTCCTGTAATTGTGATGCTAACAGCAGACCTTTGAGTCTTGTCTTTCTCGAACATACTTACAGGTAGAGTCCTATCTAAACACATCTTCAAAGCTACTAATTGATGGGGATGGTCATCATTAAGGGCTATCTCTATCACCTTCTGAGCCACATCCTTACCTCCACTCCTAATCATCAACTCCTTAAGCTCCTTGAGCCTCTGGTGGTCTGTCTTAGGCAGTACAGCAGGTGGGTTGTCAGCAAACCTCTGTATGGTCATCTTTACTGAACCCTTTGGTCTACCCCTACCTCTTTTTAATGTTTCCACTTTTTTCCCTTTCTAGGAAGTGATGACTTAGTTTATTCGTTTTAGCTTTTTCGGTATAGGGGGTGTACCACAAATATCTACCAACCCAACCTACCCCCTCCCCCCCCCATCTTTCCATACACCTGGGGTTTCTACCTAAGGGTTTTCCCTATCAGGGTTTCTACTACTGTCTATCCTTACAGTACTGGCTAAACGTACAGCATAGGGTTTACCCTTAGTTATCCTAGATGCGAATGATTCTCATTTGCGTTTACCAAAGTGTAGGACACGGCGGCAGCTTTTTTGATGTACTTGAATTGATCTAGCCTTATCCGTCTATTGTCTATTCCCTTACTGTTTCCCTTACTGGTTCACTTGAATTGGGGCTGTTAGTTGTTGCGTGGTCTATATTTAAAATACTCAATTCCATGCCTGGGCGATATCCCTTATTGTGAGCCTCACTGTAAACGTCTAATACGTTCTCAAAGCCACGGCATAAATTACCCTTACCCGCTGCCAATAAGATCATGCGTTGCTGGGTTGAAAGTGTTCGTTGAAAGTACTTTGTATTAGGGGTTGAAGGTCTACCCATGATCTACCCATAAAATAATTTGAAATAATTGTACTTTATTAGGGTTTGTCCTAATAGTTTTTTCTTTTTTAGGCCATAAAATTACTTTACTTTCAAGTGAAAGTGTCAACTACTAAGGGCTTTAATATGAAAATCACTGAGCAAAAAAACGGGGATTACACTACATTCGAACGTGTTTCCCACAATGGTTATTACATCGTCAAAGTGTACAAAAACGGCGGGTTAGTTGATAAGGTTATGACGGACACTTATCAAGCTGCACGGGAATACTTAAAGTGTTTTAACCTTATCGCTAAAAACGGATAAGGGGCTAAAAATGATCTACTCTTTTATCAAATGCCGTAATGGTTTAAATGCCGTAGCGAAGGCTAAAAAACAAGGGGCAAAACCCGTAGCTTATGCTTCTAATGGTTTCATGGGTTCTTACTGGGTTTTCGAGACGTTCGATGAGCTTGACGCATGGAAAACCCGTCAAACGGGAAACCCTCATGTTGAGTTTATTTAAGGGGCAAACAATGAAAAACAATTTCTTTCCAACATTGTCAGAAGCTTTGGAATCGGAAAACCTTTCCCATGCATGGCCTTGTACGCCTATTGCATACGGGCAAACGATCGGTTTAACTTATGACGATGGCTCAAAATACGGGTATTACGTCTCAATTTATCGTGACGAACGGGGTTTTTATGAGCGCCCAGTACACTATAAAAGGGGTTAAACAATGAACGATCAATTTTTAGACTATGCCGCTGCACTTGCAATAGCCCTTGTGCTTTGCATAGGTTTACTTGATTATTTTGACGTTTTGGTCAAATAACTAGGGTTTTTACCCGTTTACTAGGGGTTTTGTGCCCCTAGAATTGTATTTTTTAACTGTTTATAGGTGTTAATAATGAAAAATCCATACAAAACAATCTTGGCTGCTCGTGGCTTACCTTACAAAACGATTTTGGGTGAGTCGTCAGCAAAAACAATTAAGGGTGAAAAAATCGGCTATTTGACGGGTATTGTCTACCTTGTACCCGATGAAATAATTTGCCCTTTGGCTAAGCTGGCTGGCTGCTTCGAAGGTTGCCTAAAAAGCGCAGGACGTGGGGCATTCAATAGTGTTCAACAAGCTAGGCAAGCAAAAACACAGTTTTTTTACAATAATCAAGAAGCTTTTATGCTCTCTTTGTGCGCTGACGTGTGGTCTTTGGTTAACAAGGCAAAGCGCATCGGTTTAAACCCTTTGGTTCGACCTAATGGCACAAGTGATATCGCTTTTGAAAATATTATTGTGCATGATGGAAAAACAATTTTTCAGTTATTCCCTGACGTACAGTTTTACGACTATACAAAACACCCTTCACGCAAATTAGACGGGAAAACAGCGGGTAATTATGACCTTACGTATAGTTTTTCAGCTATTACCCCAAAACCGATATCAATTAAGGGCCTGACTAATCCGAACAATTCCCGTACGGCCGTGGTTTTTCAAAAGCAAAGCGATATCCCTGACAATTTTCGTGGCTGGCGTGTAATTGACGGGGACAATACGGACGTGCGTCACATAGAACCCAAAGCTGTAGTTGTGGCTTTATATGCCAAAGGAAAAGCTAAAAAAGACAATGGCGGCTTTGTTCAAATTAGGGGTGTTCATTATGCTTAAAACAATGAAAGCAAAGTATTTTGGTAAATGTAAGTTATCTGGCGCACTTATTAAGCCAGGTGATTATATTTTGTATGACACAAGCAATAAAACAGCACAACTACAACCCGATTCGGACACTATTACTTTCATCGGTGAGAACGGGCCTTCTACGTTCTACAGAAATAAACGTGGACGCTGTATTGATGCACCATGCTGTGGTTGCTGCACAATTTAAGGGGCCTATATGTCACAAATTGAAGCATTAACCCAGTGTTTAATTTTAGCCCTTACAGCTCCAAATGATAAAAAAGCCGATCAAGCTTCACAACTAGCGGAAAAAATAGCCTTCGGGTTATCAGTTGATCAAGTTGAAGCTTGCAAATTTGAAGCTTTAGAATTTGTGGGGTTTGAATGATCTATGCCATTGCTGCCCTAATTTTGCGAATACTCTCAGGAAAACGCTAAACCCTCAGACCCGCCCTAAAAAGCGGGTTTTTTTACGTCTATAAAAAGCGCATATTTAAGGCTCTAAGCGGCTAAACCCTCATCACGCTATTCCCTAATCCCTGAAAACGGCTTAAAAGGGGCTTAAATCGCCTTCTAGGGGCATTTCCTGAGTCAATCTCCGAATGGTAACGTCAAGGGCTGCCAACTCATCCATTTTTTTAACCCGCCATATAGCCTTAGTACCATGCCAATTATTGTGGCAATCCCTGCATAAAGCAATCACGCAATATTGTAGTTTTTGCTCGATATGGTGGGCATCGCTTGGCCCTTGTTGATCGCATACTGAGCATGGCAATAGTTTAACCTTACCTATGTGTAGTCTTTGCTTTGCGCTTAGTTTGTTGTTCAAGTGGTGGCCTTCATTTCCATTCTCGCACTGTATTGGGCGGTTCTCCAGCACTCGACCTTGGCTTGGGCGGCTGTCATTAACCAGCGATAGCGTTCTTCTATTTCAACGGCTGCCCTGATTCCTTCGAGAATCTCCACATATTCAGGATGAGCATAAGCAAATGTGTCCTGCTTACCTAGCACTTCAGTCCCTGCAAGGCTTTTCAGTTGTGCGTGTTTTGATCGTCTAAATTCTTCTAAAAACATACGATCTGATTTAGCCTTGGCGTACAAAGGGGCTGTTTTTATGATGAACTCTATCGCAAGTGTGGGTTCGTTCATGCTTCGCCTTTTAGTTTATAACCATGCTCGGCTAGTTTCTCGATTATCTCATTAACGCTTTTTCTACCCATATTGGGTGTTTTTAATAATCTATCTTTTGTGCAGTTTAATAATTGCGTTAATGTATATACTTCATCGGCTTTTAAACAACGCTCAGATCGAACAGTTAAATTGAGTTTCTCTAATCCATCAAAAACGATAGCCTCAGTTAAAGCCCATTTGTGAAGTATTGCATCCCTGCGTTCTAGCACACCCTCTGCGATGTTATAGGCATCACGGGCAAAGTTATGGGGTAGGTTCTTTAATACTTCTATTGCGATCTGGTCTAAGAGTTCTTCCCTTGTCATTTAATGTCTCTTTCGTAATGTCGGTATATAGGGGCTACTTCATCTCTCCCGCATCGCCTACCATGCTCGTTAGCCTCTTGCAAAGCCTGAAAAGCCCATTTGCAGTTAGTGCAAACGTAATAGGGCGGGTTGCCTGGTGCGTCTTTCTTTTGTTCAATCATGCTTGACCTTTAAACTTTAAACCCTCTTGCGCCATTGCTTCTTTTAAGTATCTCAACCCTCTAGGGCCTAGATTTGGGATTCTTTTAATATCTCTTTCAGGCCATTCGCATAGTTTCGTTTTAGTATAGATATTCTCTGCGGTTAAACAACGATAATATCTAATAGGTAGATTTAATTCGTGAATATCAGCAGTGGCATATTCTATTTTTTGCTCTTCATCTCTTTTCCATTCAGCGATAATCCGATTTCTATTCTCAAGCATATTCTGAGCGACTCGGTACGCTGTTTGAGCTAGGCTGTGCGGGTTGGTTATCCCAAATTTCTCAATTTGAGAGTTCATTGCATTGATTGCAAAGTGATCTAGTAATTCTTCGTTTTTCATTTGATTTCAACCACTAGGTTCCCGTTTGATCTGATGTAGTCTTTGGTTTTTTGAATGTACTTTTCAAAATCTGCCCTTGAAATGCTCGATTGTTGAAGGTCTGCATATTCAAGTAGTTCTCGCACGGCTTGGATACCCTCACCCGATAAACCCATCCTCATTGTCTTTTGATAGCGTTCGGCTGCCTGGTGCAATGCATCTTGTGCTTTTTGGCAAACAGGCATTACCTCATCTTTTCCGATATTGTTTCTAGCCATCGTTTCACTTAGGTTTAAAACATCGACTAGGGTTCTCCAATCGTGGATTGTCCCGTTACCCTTGGTCATGGCTTCTAGGGCTGAGTATTCCATTAAGCGGAGTTTGTCTAGCTTATCCCTGTGGGTAATTGAAGCACCTACTATGCTATGCGCTATTGGGTCTATCAATGCCCAGAACTTGCGTTTAGTTCTTTTTCTCATTTAGGTTTGCCAATAGGTTTGAGGCATGAATAATCAATGCATCTTGTATCTTTTCTACAACAATATCTCTTTGTTCTTTGTCTTTGTTGTAATGAAACTTTGATTTAGTCAAAAGATCACGAGCTTTGACAAACAAATCTCTTTCTTCATTAGTCATTTGTTCCTCGCAGGGCAGGTTCGACCTTGGTTACAGTTTCCATGACATGGAGGGCAGGTTTTCATGTTTCGTACATAAGATGCGAAGCTTTGTGCTGTGTCACCCAAGGATTTCATTTTGTCGAATTCCTTGGCGACCTCTTCAAGAACCTCGTTTCGCTCTTCGGTCATACATCCTCCAACTTGTAATTAAGTTTGTGATGTTGAAAGCGCATAGCCGCTTCCATCTCTAGTTCTTTGAACTGTTCATCAGACAGTAAGCCAATGACATCTCGACCATTGAACCAAATCTCTTTGATTGACTCGTTATAGGTCGAATCTTGGTCGGATTCATACTCATAAACGACTGTGACGATCTCGCTACCTGCACCTGTGGTGGTGTCAAATTCCCATGTGGACATATTTACTCCTGTTAAAAATTACACTTTATCAATGTTTTATTGGTCTTTGAATAGGGACTTACCCTAAGTCTTCTTTCACCATAACTTCTACTGCTGGTGTTTCAGCAAAGACCTTTGTGATGTGAAGACTAACTACTTGTTTGTCATCCAGATAGACAATTCCATTCATAGCATCCAGAAAACACTTTGCAATATTGTCAATATCTGGCTTCTTTGTTGGCTTTTCTATGTTTGCCAAAGCATCTTTGCGCTTCTGTTTTGAGAATGATGTAGGTATTCCAACTCTGATATAGATTGCTACTGTTACAGGCGTTTCTAGTGGCTCTGAGCTACCCATTGCTGCCTTTGCCATCATCCTGATTTCATCTTCGTAGGTTTTGGTCTTTTGTGGACTGTACGTAGAAACGAAATTCCCTCTACGGGCAAACCTTGGGCGACCTTTTCCTACTGGCTCACCATAAACTGTGTACATCACAATAAATGTCATTTGTTAACCCTCAGTTTGTTCATGCGGTTTCTCAAATCCAAAGTAGCGGATTCGCCTCTGATTCGCTGCAAGTCCAGCAACACTCCCTGCCACCAGAGCAACGCTTTGCTTGAGCCAATCATCGATTTCTTCTTTTGGTAGCGTCTGAGCCACTCTTGAGCTTCGCAATTCTTGAAGTGCTCTAATTCTGCTGGAGTCATTTATAGGCCATTGAAAATTCATTCTTCAGCAGGAGACTGAATTCCTGTCCATCTTTCTGTTTGCTGCTTAATCATGTCAGGCAATAAATTTAAAAGTATTTTTGTCTGCTCAGGGCTTATCAAAAACTGAGTTTGATGACCACATTCAAAACAATCTTGCTTAAAAACCAAATAACCAACATCAGAAATATAAAACTCTGTTGGGTAAGAATCTAAAAAGTTCATGCTTTTCTCCTGAAAGAGTTAAGAATTTCTCGCTCTGCCGCAGTTGGAGGGCGAGTTGTTTTTTCATCTGCCTTGATCTTCTCAAGCGCAGGGTCAGGCTCATTTGATGGTGGAACTGTGAGCCTTATGTTGTCAGCGGGGTTTCCTTTTTTCGCAACCCACTCCGCTTTGAATGCTTGCCAACCACGCACGATACATTCCTCCAAGGCTTTCTCAAGTGTCCAACCCGCTAAGTTGGCTTCCTCTGAAATCTTGTCTATTGCTCTTTGGGTTATCGGGGCTTTCTTGGCCTTCCTCAAAGATTTGAATTCTTGCCAAACAGAATCAGAAACACCGATAGGTGTTGCAACGCTAGTTGTTCTTTTCTGTATCTGTTCTGTATCTGTATCTGTATCTGTATCTATAGCGTTACTTGGGCGTTTCTGTAACGTTTCATTAACGTTACTTACCTGTTTCTTTTTACTACGATGCTTGGCAACCCGCATGGTGCTTGAGTCTGAGACAAATTGACGTTTATCCCAATTAAGTAAATTCCAATGTTTGTCAATAAAATTCTTGCTGATAAACAACTGCTTAGTTTGTTCCAGTTCTTCTGTGGATAACCTTAGTTGAAACGCTATCTCTGTTTCATGTAACGTTTCAAGAACTTCGCTACATCGGAGGCACAAAAGCATGACATAACGTCTTTGCATTGCCTCTGAAAGCATTTGAACTTTGGGGTCGTGTGCGAACTCTGAATAGAGCCTAAACCATGGATTAGCCATAATGTGTGCCGCTTTTTAAAACACCCTTAAAGGAATTGCCAGCAGGAGAAGGGATAACTCTTTTCGGTTGGGTAGCAACTCCCGACCTAGCTGGATTCCATAATATCAAACTAATTCTACTTTGTAAACTCAAATAAATTGATTATTTGTGATTTCATTTGTTGGTTGTCTGCCAAGCAATCGTTTAGCTTGAGAGTTCATAGAAGCATACTCAGCCTTAGAAAAGATGCCCTGTGCGTTTCTAATGTCAAACGGAGTTAGCAGGTCACGAGACTCTTCTACTGGTTTATTTTCAACCATGTGTGGCTCTAGGGTGTACTTACAAACCCATGAACGACCCAACTTTATCTTTTCAACTGTGATTCTTTTCTTGTGGTGCAGATGTTTGCAAGCAGCCACAATATGTAGTCTAGGAATGCCAGTTAGGTCTTCTATTTGGTATGAAGTTAGTGATCCATTCTGTAATGCTTGAATGACTGATTCTTGGGTCATTTGTAAAGGTTCTCTAGGTTAATTGTTCGGTTTAGATGGAGTTCTAGCGTTCTGGCAAGCAAAGCTGTTACAGCCGCATCAAAGTCCTCTGGTTCGGTTGTATAAGCATCTGCCATTGTTTGGGAGTACCCAAGCAAGGCTTCAGCGCATCTTTTTTCAAGTATTTCAGTTTTCATACTCAGAATACTACTGTTGTTTTTATGCTTGTCTATTAGGGTTTA